TGATTCTCGTTACTTGCACAGGGGTCAAGGTCGAACTCTCCGAGAGCATGTACGATCTCCCACGGAGTACCCCATTCGTCTGAGGCTGTTGTTTTCTGAAATGATGTGTCCATATTCGTTGATGGAGCAGGACTCGAACCTGCACGCCCTCCACACCAGCCAGCCGATACTGCAAAGGGCTGATGCGCCGGGCTACCCTATCGGGGGATTTCCAATACCAATTCTGGCACCCATCCAAAAATCGGTGCGGAGTTCATTGGCCTTCCACCTGGCCGTCAGTGGTCACTGGCTCAATTAACCTCGACCCGCACCGAAAGAAAAAGGGAGCGTATGCTTTTCAGAGTCGCGTAAAGCCGCTATCCAAATCGCTTTACCGCGCCCTCGCCGCCGTTAGTGCACTCCTTGGGAATTACCCCGTGGTCTGTCGCCAGTTGAAATCTTGCAAGTGTCGGTATTTCATACGCGTATAGCTATTGGATTTATGTGAGAAGCATCCACTCACATACCAGACGTTTCAACGGCTCAGGGGCTCACGCGGCGGCAATCCTACTGCAGCCCCTTTTTCGGTTAAATCTTCTTGATATAGACTTTCACCTTGTCGCCGAGGCTAAATCTTCCGCTGTCACCCTTGTAGCCAACAATGTCTTTTCTATCGGTAAAAGCGAATTTTAAGACTGGCTCATAATTGTCAACCGCCGATACGATTTCGCCGACACCGATATTCTCGTATTCTTCCGCTTCCGGAGACTCCTTCAGCGCAGCGATAATTTCATCAGCCCTCATTACCGCGAGTCCCGGTTCGACATCATATCGCCAAATAAACTCCTTCGTCAGCTCATACCGCCTCGCCTCCCAAGGGTCGAACGCAGGCAGGCTACTTCCGAAACCGCCGGAGATGATCTTCTCAAACGGGCTGTCGATAACAAAGTCCCATTCGAGCGTCAGATGCTCCTTGACGTGTTCAACACCATTGGCGTCGATATACGACACCCAGTCATTCTCGCTGCGGGCGCCCTTCTCAAGAGTCTCCCAAGCGACAATCTCTACCGGCTCATCCGTCTTGCGGAAGCGGTACTTCAAAGGAAATAATGAATTGTTGTCCATGACTATTCTACTATGATATATATTTTATCTTTTCCACTACCAACAGAAAGCAAAACCGTTTTCATTTCTGCACCACGGAGTCCGCTAATAAAGTCACGGACTACAAACCGTGTATCATCTTCGAGTCCCGCAGCTTCAACGGCCTTTTTAAGGCTCCCCCAAGTTGCTGTGATAGTGTGGTCCTCGAACAGCGTCTTCGGCCCGTGCCAGATCTTATATGACCCCTCAGAGAAAGTCATCCTCGGTGAGCCGACGGTGGTGTCTCCCCATTTTCTGACGGACACACCACTCTCCGAGACACTAATAACCTTGAACCGTTCTCCGGCGAACTCGCCGTCCTTCGGCGTTACGCCATACTTAAACAAATCTTCAATGTTCATATCTTTACAAGTTTTACCAAATGCCAATAATCGCTCAAAACACCAATCCGCCCGATCCATATCGACTTTATTGTCTGAAAAGAGCAGCCGTACTCTCGTTGACAAAGCGCTTCGAGTTCGTCGTCAAAGAACCCGCCGGCATTATTCCATGTTGTCTGAAACTCCGCCTGACACCTTACGCCATCCGCAGTCTCCACTTCGCCAAGCTGAATACCGTTCGCTGGCACCAGCAATCTCTCTGCAAATTTAGCTTTTATTTTCATATACAACCAATATACATTTTTCTCTGCTCAAGATATCTTTCCCATGCCCTTCTAGCATTGCGTAACTCTGCCACCGCTTAAAAGCGATGTCCCAGGAAATACCATAGCGCATCTTGCACAGAAAGTCACAAGTCTTATCACATGCGATAAGAAAAACACTCTCAATAGACACCTCGGGACCATTATAAAAACGCATCGTGTCTCCAGACTTAGCATCCAAAAAAGACCGCGTCTTCTCGTAGAACCTACCATATGGCAGCAGAATGTAGTTTAACCACATTTTCCCAGGCTCCTCGTGCGCCGGCTTAAACACTTTTCCCATGTCAGAACCCCCTCGTTAAGTCATACATTGCCTGGCAGAAGGATTCCATTACGTTCTGCGGCACGACCTTTTCTACTTCTGATGACCGATACTCGTATGCAAAATCATGCAGGTAAGAGATATAGTCTCCCTTCGTAAACTTCTTAACGTCGGCATTCGGGTCCCAGTGGACCTTCGGCGTTCCCTTGAATACTTCTATGCCAACAGGATTCGGATACAATAGCCATTCCTGGATACCAAGTAAATAGAACCGCATGCAGTAAGGCAAAAAGCACCAAACCGCATCCTTTTTGCGAATCTTAAAGATATAATTCTCCGCAAGAGACTTCAGCCCGGCCCTCCTTGCCCACCAATAGAGCGTGAACCGAAACATCTGCCAATCAACTTCGCCCGGCTTATCAAGCACGCCAAACTGCCAATCGTCTCTTCGCTGCGACAGGAAATCCTTCGCCTCCATATCATCGCCGAGTTCACACGCGTCAATGACGCCCTGCTTGAAGCAAGTGTCAAAAAAGCGCAAAATATGCGGCGCTATCTTCCTATTCAGAGTATAGCTCAAAACCAAGCTCCTTTAAGTAATCAAGAATGTACAGGTAGGTACCCAAAGAGCACGCGGGAAGCTGCTCAACCCTGACCTTGCCGTTATCTTCGTGCAACCTTGCAAGATCAAGCTCGCGATCATCGCGGATGACGCAGCCATCTACTTTCACAACATCTATCGTATTCTTCATTTCTTACACAGTTTTCCGTTCTCGTCTACATACCACTCGCCCTTCTTGAAGTCGGAAGGATTGACCGGAGCGTCAATCATCTTGTCAATAAGAATGATTCTTTCCTTCATCTCGGCGATACTAGCCGTGTAGTCTTCACGCTTGAAGACAAAAACCATGCCACGCCACGGGGCAAGTGGGTCTGCCGGCTCAAAGTCGTTAAACTCGTCACAGTAGATGTGCTTAACTATCCAAACCTCCTCGGCTTTTGGATTAGCAAGAAACAAACCGAGAATTTGGTCTCCGTGTTCATCCCATACCTTCGCCTTCTTTTCCTCCAAAGAGGTATATTCGTCTGCAAAGAACTCAATATTGCTATTGCTGACAACAGTCTTGCAGTCAATAATGATTCTCTCGTCTTCTGTAAAAGCATCCGGTGATGCTCCGAACTTAGCCCAGTCGACGGTCCAAAATGGGATGCCGCTATCTATCTCCTGAGAATAGATTATCGGAACATTAGGATACTGATTACGGAACCACTCGATAACATAAGGCTCGTTTTGCGTGCCAATTTCCATCGTCCTGGAAGAGACCTGCAACGGATACCCATATCTCCGCTCAAATCTTTTCGAACGAATTGCAGTAACTGTACCATCTATAATCTTGCCAGACTTCGATGTAATATCCGACAGCATTGACGCAGTAAGATACCCACACCGTTTAAGCCTCCATTCGTGCTCTTTATCCATCTATAAATGATTTTTCGTTGACAATAACATACTTACTGTTATCCAGAAGTACAAGCCAATCGCCATCTTTCTGTTTTTTCTTAAGAACGCCGCTAATACATCCATTAACGGCATTCCAATAAACCCTATCGCCTTCCGCCATAACTACTCAGGCAAATCCTCCAGTTGGTCAATGATGGCCTGCTTCACGGAATCAGAGGCAAAGTCATACTTCTCTGCAACTTTGTCGATTGTGTAATTGTTCTTTTTCGCCCAATCGACGATTGTTTGGACTTGATTCTCCTGGATTGCTTTCTTTGCAGGAGCCTCCGGCTGCTTGGCCGGGATAAGGCTGACCCTAAGTCCCCAGCATTCGCCACCCTCTTGTGGGTCGCGCGTCTTTTCCTTCGTGAGCCGGATTGCCACATTATGCAGCCTTGCAAGGTAGCCCTCGCATTCAGGGAAGAGTTTAGCGAGCCTGCGGCGATTCGTACTATTTATCACCCACGGAAGACTCGTATATGGGTTTGGAGCGAAGTGCCCAATCCAGACACCGGCTTGCTTACGACCGTTAATCTGTTCGGACTCCTTGAACTCTATGCTCTCGATAACGATGTACTCGATGTCCTTGCCTGCGGGTAGCACCTCAATTCCGGCATGTGTAATGTTACCGCCAGTGCGGAAGTGAATGTCGTTTTGATTCATATTATTGTTTTTTATTGTTAACTTCAAAATTTGTGCCAGAGGCATATTCCCATCGAAATCCGCCAGTTGTTTTGCGATACCCCCTACAGCATGAACATATTTTTGCCTTAGAGATGCATAATTCCCTTTCGGCGTCCGCCGCACAATTCCATCTTTTTATTATAGTCCCATCAATAGAGGAAATCTGTAATACAGGTTTCGCATTAGGGTGATTCCCGCCTAACCATCCGCGACTTAGAGAGGCAAGCCTCATCTTTTCTATTGTTTCTGCATCGCGCTTTTTCCCATACCAGAACGCTTTTTCTCCTCGCGTCGATTCGCTCCTCTTTCTTCTCATAGATTCTGGCTGCTTTTTGCCATACCAATAGTTTTTTTCTCCAGACTGCGATTCGCTAAGGTGTTTCAATGATAACGGATTGTTCGCATTTTCCTTGTAAGTGCACCATCTAAGATTAGAAGGAAGATTATTAAGCTTATTTGTGTCAATGTGGTCTATACAAGGCTTATTATGAGGGTTCTCTATAAAAGCCTCTGCGACCAACCTGTGGACCTTTTTATGTGTCATTTTGTTGTCACGATAGAGATTTACCTCTAAATATCCCCATTTGCCTATATATGGCTTAATTATCTTCTTGTATCTAAATATACTTCTAACCCTTGCCAGGCTGCTTACTTGATACCTACCTT